TATAGGCTTTAGCCTGTTCTTTTGTGATTCGCCCATCTGCTTGTAACTTGCTTAGGCTAGCATCTTCATTTTTATCCAAGCTATAAAGTTCTGCCTGACTTTCTACCACCTTAACAACAGCAGCTTTTCCTTTGTCATTGACCGCCTCTTTTTGCTTGGTCAGATTAGGCACAAAAAGCAAGAGAAGTACGCTGATGATGAGCAAGACCACCAACATCTCAATCAAAGATACTAAAATTATTGATTTTTTTCCATCTCATACATCTGCAATGAATGCAACACCAAATCACGATACTTCCAAGTCGATACCAGATAATCAATCACTTCCTTATCCTCTATCCTACACTCCATAAGTAACAACAGCTTGACCGTGTACTTATTTTTCAAAATCGGCACTTGGTAAGTTACATCTACCCAATACTCAAAACCTAAATCAGTTTTATCAATGCTTGTTAGTTCAATATTTAAAATGTTCATTTATTTATCCTCCTACTTATCTATTCGTAAAAAAGATAAAAAAGTGATGAAAAAATCACTGTTTTATTTTCGACAAAACACCGTTTTTGACAATAATCAAAAAATAAAAAGGATCTATTATTAACAAAATGGCATTTTTGACAATAATACACTGCTATTCACTCCCCTATTCTTTATATAAGCGCTTTTTTGAACAATAGGATTGTAATTCCTGTTTCTAATCATTCAAAATGCGTGTTTTTGCAAAATAGAAATACAAACTCTAATTTTGTTAACCTCAACAAAATTGGCAACTAAGGGCTTTATAAAGCTATTTGTTGACTTCAACAAGTCAATTTCAGAGCAAACAAAAAAACCGCAAGCCTGAGCCTGCGGTGAAAGAACAATTTAGAAAGTTTCCTTTCTATTTATTTAACTGTAATCAAGCCCTCGGGCTCTACTGTGAACTCTGGCTTATCTGCCATGCTGCCATCTTCTTTGAGGTAGTACCAACCTGTCTTATCAGCGGACTGGATAAAGGCATTTGATGCCATAGCTCCATCCTTACGGTCGAGATAGTACCAGGTCTGCTTGTGTTTAATCCAGCCAGTGACCATCTTGCCGTCTTCATCGAAGTAATACCAAGCGTTGTTGATACGAGCCCAACCAGTGGCCATAGATCCCGAATCCGTGAACCAGTACCAAGCATCCTTATAGTTCAACCATGTACTGCGTTTCATGAAGCCTTTATCATCGAAATAGTACCAAGCGTCGTTGATCTTCTCCCATTTGTCAGCTGGATAAGAGCCATCTTCACGAACCCACCACCAGCCATATTGGTTCTGTTGCCAGCCAGTTTCGACTTCTTCAGGCGGTACTATATACCCAACGATTTCATCAACAGAACGCTCATTATAGCGACAAGGGCCACCTACTTCTAAATAGTCCCAATTGCCATCGATATTCTGCTCAATTGTCTTGATAGTATATCCGTCTGAGTCTTCATAAACAAGCCCTGTATGCCCGTAATTGACACCGTCGCCAGCTACGTATGATTTCACGAAAAACCAACCAGCCTTTGGATAGTCAACATCATACACGACTTTCAGGCCTTGAGAACGTGCTGACTCAAGAAGATCATAAGCATTGCCCCAAAGAGTCACGCCGTACCAATGACGAAGCCCGTAACAAGGCACGTCAGCACATTGGAAGCCATAAGCTCCATCATTATCCACTCCACCTCCATCGTTGGCCTTGTCGATGAAGAATTGAATCATTTCTTGTTTTTTAGACATACTTACTCCTCACTTGGTTTCTTGTATTCTAGCGCTCGTGTGCTGTCTGTGATTCCGCTTGTTGTCGGGTCATTGACCAGACCGATAGCAGTCAAGAACACGAATACCGCATTAACAAGCAGAATCAACTTGTTGCCGATATCACCCAAATCTAGATGATATCCAAAGACTGCTGCACCAGCTTGCAAGACAAGCAAAAATGCTGGTATAGCAGTCAGCCAAAAAAATTTGTTTTGTAGTCGTAGTTTCCAGTTAATCATATATTTTCCTTTCTAATCACATTCTAAGAATGGACGCATCTTGTTCAAAATGACTGGATACATCTTCTTATTTCCTTCTGCAGTAGGATGCAGACCGTCTCCTATGAAACGATTTCTAACACTTTCTAACACAGGATTTAAACCTGATTCATTATGCAAATCAACGCAAGGGATAGCGTACATTTCAGATACTTCTTTCACTGCTCGAACATAGTCTTGTAACAAGTTTCCTTTATTATTTGGTGTTGTCTGAGCATTAACCCATGTTGTCCCACCACCTCTATAATATCGTTTTAGAGGTGTCATAGTCATTACTTTCGCATTTGGGCGATTGATTGCAAGCCATTCGAGAATGTACTTGTATGCTCCATAGAAAGAACTCGTTCCTGCGTCAGTAATATTCCCTAAGATCGCATTATTCCCCCAATCGTTCGTACCTCCGAAGATAACAACAATATCCGCATCAGCTGGTATTGTGTCAAGCCTATTGACAAATGGCTTCAATCTGTCACTTACATAGCTCGAAGTACAGACGGATGTTCCGCCAATACCTAAATTCGTGACAATACTATTGATGCCGTTGCTTTTGCACCAGCTGTCAATATATCGGTGCCATGGCCATCCGTTAGCTTGGTGTCCCTCTGTGATTGAATCGCCTAAACAAGCGATCTTCTTGGTTTTTGTCGTTTTACTAAAAGTATTGATGTAATAATTCCCTGCGTTATTGTCGTAATAGCCAAGTAATACCTCATTGGTAGAGCCGACACTACCAGCAGCTATTCTTTTTTGCGCTTTGTAAAGAACGATAAAACCTGCACCACCATTGAGTGATACTTCTTGAGCTTCACACCAGTAACTTGTTTTACCAACTTGCACATTACATTTTGGAATATGTAATTTTTTCAAGTTTTTATCATAAACTATATTCCCATTAGGAACATAAATTATAGTGTTGCTGTAAGTCGCTATTTCTTCAGTACCGAGACCACCACTTCCTGAGCTTGGACGGCTTTCAAGAGTTGAAATCCTTTGTTTCAATTCAGTGTCGTTGTAAGGTGCTGGCAACAATCTCGCACCAATTCCTTGAACAGAGACATTAGTCCCATTAACTGCTGTCACCTTCCAAATTCCTCGGTTAGCACCTATAGCTCCACTCCAGTAATCTTCAATGATGTCTCCGACCTTAACACTGTCAGGATTCATTAGGTCTTCGGTAGTAATCGTTGCAGTTGCACCTACACCGCCACCTAGGATATCCCCTTTAGCAAACCGAAAAACTGGCGTTTCAGAGGCCTCATGAAGCTCTTCTTTAGTTGCGTAATGTGTCTTGATATCCTTGATATCCTTACCGATTTCCGTTGCTAGATTTTCAAGGTTATTCATATCAATCACGCTTTCGCTGCATTATATGTTGCGACTAGATCGAGATTGGCAATCTGGTCTACACGTCCGCTTACTTCAGTTACTTTTCCGAGAAGTGCGCCGTTTTCATCCTGTCCCATATTCGTGATTTTATCAACAATTTCTTTCAATGTATCAAGATTTTCAGGTACAGACTCACCCAAGATTTCAGCTTTGACCTCTGATTTAGCTTGAGTGACTGCTTGTGAAATAGCTTGCGTCATTGTTGAACTCTCTACTTTAGTGCTGACGCTCTGCTTAACTTCCTTTATATCAACCCCAACTGCCTGTGCGAATGCTGTTAATTTTGTTGTGTCCATTTGTTTAAACCTTTCCTAGATTGTAATAAAAGAGCAAATCAGGAATTTCCTGACATGCTCCACCTTCGCTTGCAGGTCTTTCTGCAAGTTGCTTTTTAACTTCTTCAGCAATATCCAGCTCTTTGAGAGTATGAACTACCTCAAGAACCAATTCTTTATCCGACGCTTCAATTTCAATATAAGTTTTTCGATCGCTTGGAAAGATGTATCCCCCAGCCGAGATTTCTACACGGTATTTACCGTTTGGCAGAATACTATCTAAATTAAAGCTAACAGATTGATCCTTGACGAGTGCTTTTGTCTTCCAACAATATTTATCTTTTGTTAGGGTTATAAGAGCTTCTTGTCCCTCAAGAGAAGTAATACCACGGAAATTTTCATCTTGCAATTCAAATCCGAAAGTAGAGGACAAATCCCCTTGCTTAATAAGGTCGCCACCATCAATCCGAGCCAAATTGGTTGTATTAACTCTGTGGTTTTTACATCCCATTCCATGCCCCCTTTCTAATCATCTATTAAGATGCCTTCTTTGATATCCAATTTTTCAAAATCGCTGAATAAACGGTCTATGTAGCCATTACCTCCTAGAGTTTTATAGCTTTTATGCATGCTTTCCACTAGGGAGAATTCATCTCTAGAGGTATATCCTCTGTTAATAGCTCGTCGCATATCACGGTCAAGGCGCAACTTCATGGTATTTAGATGCGCCTCATCGTGAATTTTTAATTTTTCTTGCACTTCGTCGATTTTGGAATTGCTATCTTTAGCGGTAGTCTGGACATCTTTAATCTGTTTCTTGACATCGGTTAGTTCCGAGACAATTTTATCTGTTTCTTCTTTGGCTTTTTTCGGTAATTTGTAGCTAAGCCAAGCGATGATAATTGGTGAAGCCGATGGTAGCACGTTCATGAAGAAATGTTCTATCTGTTGTAAGACGTCCATAAACACCTCTCTAGTTCGCCAAATGGCTCAAGCCAAGGCGTTCCAATTCTTTGCGTACACGGTCTTTGAGGCGTTTGTTGACAAATGAAAAGTCAATCGCTCCACGTTTCAATAGGTTGATGTACATGTCGATTTTAGCTTGGTCTAATGTAATTCTACTCATTGTTGCTACCTCCATTGTTTTCACTAGCGCTCGCTTCGCTTGTCGGTGTAGGAATTTCATGTTCTGTCTCGCTTTCTGTTGGTTGTTCTACTGCTGGTGCAGGTTGTGTAGGTGCTTCTGCTACTGGTTGTTCAGTAATTGGTTGCGGTTGTGCTGGTGCTGGTTCAGATACGACCACGTTAGGAACTCCGTTTGTGGCTACTTCTGTAGCTGGTTGGGGTTCTGGTTGAACTGGTGGAGTTACTGGAGCAGGTTCAGCAGCAGTTGTCTCTGCCTCGGCAACGTGAGGTGCTTCCTCGTGCCCCTCGGCTTCATCCTCATGCTCGTGTTCAATGCCATTGTGTTTCTCAAGTACTTCCAAGCGTACAAAGATTTCTTCGATATCGTCAGTATTATGCAGGCTGACCTTCTGCATACCTTCCATAAGCTGATTCGCTTGTTCAAGGGCTGCAGTCGTTTTGGCCAATTGTTCTTGGTTTTTAACGATAGCGCTAGTAGGATCTAACTCAGTACGTAGAATCTCTTTGACTGCTTCAATGAGTGCTTCATCCGTATCGCCCAAATGGTCACCCTCTAACTCACGAGTGAAGAAAGTGAACGGCTTGTCACATTGAATAGAGACTTCCGTCTTGCCAACTCTAAAAAATTTATTTACTAATACAAATTCCATGTTAAATTACCTCTTTTTTTCTTTAGAATAAAATTGAAAACCACGATAGTTACGATTATTCAAAAATTGATCTTTATCTGTTGAATTGTAAAACTCTAGAGTAATTTTGTAGTAAGACCTGTTGTTCCAGCTATTAGTATAGATTTCTGCTGTTGCTGACTTGACTAATGTTGTTCGACCTGCAATGATTAGCTTACCATTTCCCCAACGACCTGTACTATAACCATATCCAGTTCGTTCCTTTTCCAAAGAAACTGTTAATCCGCTGCCACCACTGATTGAAACTTCTTCTGAGATGTCTATTTGTTTTACAAACACCCACTTCTCCCAAACCAACCTTGAACCAACATATCTTTCTACAATCTCATGCCCTCCGACATAGATTCCTTCTCTTGTAGCCATAGCATCACCTACTCATACACATCATAGATTGTGTTCGGGTCTTTGGTGCTAATTGCATTATACTGTGCCTTTGACCCATACCAATACTTCATTTGTTGATTTCCATTTTGGTTAATCAGCTTGTGTGCAACTACTTCAGACGGTGTACTTGGGATTCCAAGCGCTGACCTGTTTACTCGTAAAACACCCGAGCTATCGACTGTAATCGTTGAGTTATCAGGTCGCACCACACCAGCCTGCCCACTAGTTGCAGTCTTTGCCTTCATCACACCATTGGACACTTCTGTTGTCTGATTATCAGGTCTGACGATACCGTTTGAGTTTGACGTAGCTACTGATACATTGCTACTGATTCCATTTTTCAATGTCTGCACAGACACTTTTTTCAACCCACGACCATCATGAATCATGATGTTGTCCGAGTTGTTAACCTGACTAGCCTGTGGCAAATCAGTTACTTTTCGTGTCTGTGTACTAATTACTGCCATCTTATACCTCCATAATGTATTTCCAATCTGCGACAATCACACGGCCGTTTTCATCCGCAAGTAAGGTATGTTCTGTACCGTCGTCTGTACGAATCGGAGCAGTGAAGTCGTTCTGTAAGAACATGTACTCGATAGCATTTAGTCTATCTTCATGCTCCTGGAACTCACGCTTTAAAGCCTCTACTGACTCATAACTTGCTTGTCTAATGTTGTCTACGTTACCCAGACCAACTTGGTGCTTCGTAACGCTATGTGGATTGTTGCGATTAGTTGCGTGATTGTTAAAATCTTGCTTACTTGCTTGTTCGACGTTTGCGACATTCCCCAAACCTACCTGCGCCTTTGTGACGCTATGAGGGTTATTATGATTGTTTAAGTGATTTTGAAAATCAACTTTACTTGCTTGCTCAACATTCGTGACATTCCCTAGTCCCACTTGTTGTTTTGTAACATTGTGTGGGTTGTTTCGGTTGTTGATGTGACCAGTTAAATCAACCTTCTCAGCCTTGCTTCTAGTGACCTCGTCAATCTTTTCGGGAAGACCGTCGATGTCAGATACCCTATGACGATGGGTTGCGTCGGCTTTCCCATTCCAACGTATTCGCTCCTGGTCAGAAACATGGCGTGGAGCATCTCTAATGTGATTATCAATATTGGTTTGTAACTTTCTTTCTGTCGCCTTCAATTCAGCGACAGTCGCATAAACTAAATTAGTCGCATTATATTGAATGGTAATCTGACTATTCTTGCTGATAGTTGTATTGAAATCATAATCTCGATATACATAAGCAGATGTTTTAGGAGGAATTACATCTCCCTGCTCTGCCCAGGTATACATATACATGAACTCTTCATGATTTCCACGTTTTGCAAAAACACCGATTTCATTCACAATTATTTCACGGTCAATCTGTGAATTATCAAACCGTGCTGTAAGACGAATTGTATCAGCTACATCCGTCGATAAAGACTGTGTCACTTGCAGAGAATGAACTACTTGTACAACATTGTTCTTCTTGCCAATGTCCGTCCGATGACGGCCGCTACCCAAAGCTATTCGAGTGAAAACCAGTGGTTCTCTATTTTGAATTGCTAAGGCTGTTTCGCTGATTGCTTTATCAGTTACAATAGGCTGGATAAAATATCCCATTTATTTCCTCCTATTCAAATCTTACTGAACGAATATCACTGAATGTATGAGCACTAATATAAATTGTATTCATCATTGGTGCTTCAACTGAGAATTGGATTCCTAAGTGAGCAGGAATCAATTCACGCACATACTTTAAAAAACGGTTCAAATATCCAGTCGGTAATTCTCCTAAAAATCGGATATGTACCGTTGAACCCTTGACCGTTACTAAGTTATTGACATTCGTAAAGCTCTTTGTAATTTTTTGTAAACTCACTGAGTTGATTTTAATCTTGGAAGAAATTAAAGTGATTAGATACCGCCTTCGTTCTTCCAAGTCAGTTGTTTTCGGTTTTACCTGAAGAGCCTTTTCCCAACGTGTAATCCAGTCTTCCGTTGCTTCTGGCAACAACATCAATCGTCTAGTATCAAAGATTAAGTCTGTAATCAATTCCAGTTCTGGAATTTCAGCTTCAAACAAATCATTGATAGTTGGATCTAAGACCTCTGGCAAAGCCGATAACATACGATATCTAACGTGCGACATTAATAGTTACCTCCGCTAGCTTAGGAAGCATCGTGTTTGATAATTCGATACTCTGTTCCCTGTCGTTCAACAAAATACGGTCTACATCTCGAACCCCATTGATTCTGTCAATAATTGTGGCAACTTTATAGTTCCGAACCTCTTTCTCTTCAAATGCTTCTTCACGTAAGTATTTGATAAGTTGAGTTCTCGCCTCATTCTTGATTGCTTCGATATCTACATCTTCATCAATCTTGATTGTTGCAGTAATACGAACGTTGTAGCCACTCACAGACTGCACAGTCACATAGGCACCAATCGGAGCTACACCTAGCCCATGGCCACTTGGCTCAGGATCTAGGTAATTCTTGAATTTCTTTACCAGCTCTGCACTTGCTTCATTACCATCAGCATCCGTAATAGATACACGTACTGTATTTTCACCTTTCCAGAGTGGTTCGATAAGTGCTGAACCAACACCAACGAACTCGCTGGCCCACTTCTTGTATTGGGCGATGTTCCCGTTCAAAGTCGGTGTTTTCAAATACTCAATGGTCCTTTTACGGAGTTGTTTATCCGTCTCTTCGTCTTCGCCTACGACGATAACAGAGCCGATTTCTGCCCCTTTAAAGTCGCTCAATACATCAATGTTGATGAGTTGACCTCTTACATAGTTAGGTGCATTTCCAACTTGTTCAGCTACTACGCTATACTCAAATCCAGAGCGACGTTCTAAGACACGGAAATTGTACTCACTATTAACCACACTGAAACGAGTCCCAAGTGGGATTTCCTGTTTGAATTGAACCAATCGAACTGATGCCGTAGCTGGCAAGCGTTCAACTCCAAACTGCCTACATAAACGAGTTAGGAAGATTCCTGTACTCGTATCTAAAAAGTTGACTTCCTCATACGATTTTAAGACCGTATACTGAATGGCAACTTCTCGAGCTGCAGGCGCAACTAGATTGTACAAGACAGACCCTTGTCTCTTGTCGTACTTATCATCAAACAAGGCCAGCATATCCTCTAAAATTTCTGGATATGTTTTTACCTTTATCATCGTTTCACCTCCAAATCCATTTCAAATGTTCCAAAATCACTATCAACCATGAACTGCACATAAAACTCATCTTTCTTCACTTTGGTCGAAAAAGAGTGAACCTCGTGAATCCTGTCGTCTTCATACAAGGCTTCTTTTATGCGTCGTGCAATATCCATCTGGGCGTAATCCATATCTCCACCAAATAAAGCGTCTAATTCGACACCGTAACGATGGTCATAAATCGTATAGATAAACCGTTCAGTCGTCAGCATGCGTCTGATGGATTGCTTAAGAGCATGAATGCCATCTGTTTCTAGCAAGATATTGGTTTCATCTAGTGTTAAGCTAGGCTGTTTCTTAGCTTCGACAACATTTTTAGCGATGTTTAAAAAGTTTGTTTTAGGAGTACTCATTCATCAGAACCCCCTTTCACTTTGCGCTTGTAGTGGAAAATCTTCTTGTACAAGACATAGTAAAACCCTCCACCATCTTGTCTGATGAGATGAAGGGTTTGACCAACATATTCAGGATCCAATGCTTCATCGGTCCATGTGACAGCAAGCATGGAATCATCCAAAATCAACTCATTGGTCAATTGGATTTTGAGCGGAGAAACCGATAAAACTACACCAGTCGTTATCTTGGCGAACTGGCGATTTTCAATGAAATTACTAATCAATTTTTTTAGATTTTCTATCACTTCCATCTATTCGCCTCCTGCCATAAATAATTTAATTTCCATCGTGTGCTTTTCATCGCTAAAAGAATGAGTTGCCTCTTCAATGACATACCACCCCTTCTTTTCAATATCCTTAACATCCACATAGACTGCATGACCTGCTAAAAAGTCAATACTACCAATATCGGCTTTCAGACTAAAAGTTTCTTTAGGTCGATTTTTCATCTTCAAGAGCATTTCGCCCCATTGCTTTATTTGCCCCTCAGTTGCTTTCTCGTCCACTTTTTTCATGTACTGGAGTTTTCCCCAAGCGCCGATATTGTAGCTGTCCTGATAGATGTAGACCTCTCTCTTTTTGGTTTCTTTGTTCTCTTGGATCAAGCGGACAATATTAGCACTATCCTCAATCGAACCTTCAAACTCAAAGCTAGACATAAAGGATTCATTACCGATAATGTACTGGATTGGTAAGTTTTTGGGAGTTGTTAGCGTCAACTCTCCGAACTTGTCATATAAGACCAGCAACTCTCCACTTTGTACCAAGGTCTCGTCCATGGCTTCTTGGATAATATCCAAAGCCTTTTTATCCTCCTTTAGTTGAGGGGATAAGGTCACAGCTGGGGCTTTTAGTTCCCCAATCTTCAAATCAAAATCCCCTGCGATAGCCGAGACAATTTGATTGACGTTTTTATCCCTGGCAACGAAATTGATATTGCGTAGTAAGTACTTTATCTGGTCGTGGAAAGTCAAGGTTGTTTTGGTATCTTTTTCGTACTTGATTTTCGTCAAATAACCAAAGAATACCTCTTTATCATCTAGCTTGAAAGCGAGTGGAGAACCATATTCAAAGGCTACTTTTGTAGAATTGTACAAGGTAATCTCCACGCTCCAAGCTGATCCTTTTCTAGTTGTCTTGAACTCAACTTTTTCAGACACAGTCGCTAAATCCCATGTATCTCCAGTTTTATTGTTCTGATAGAATAATTGCATCATGGTATCACAAACTCCTGTCCAGGATAAATCCAATGAGGGTCTTTGATTTTGTCTTTATTGGCTTCGTAAATTTCAGTATATCGGCTGCCATCTCCGTAAAATGTCTGAGCAATTCCCCAAAGAGTATCACCACTCACAACCGTATGGCTTTTTTGAGCAGCTTTCTCAGTTGTAGGGCTACGTTCTTCAGTAGCTTTTGCCTGAGGTTTCTTTTTAGTGGCCTCGAGTGCTTTTTTGTCTTTGATAGTAACCTTCCGTGGTTTATGAGACCGATATTGTAAGAACTTAATCTTATATATCAGGTCATTTTCATATCCTGTCTTGGTAGAGACATCGAACTGTTCCACTAAAAATTTCCCGTTAATAGCAGAACCAAAAGCACCCCCAATCATGACTTGAATAGGAGTGCCTTCCGTCTTAAATTTACGAATAGATGATACAAAGGATTCTGGAGAAACACGGCTATTCCGTTGGTAGTTTCCATCGTATCTTCCACTAGGAATAAAGGATTCAAATTCAATCGATTGAAGCTCTGGATTTCCGACAAGCGGAACGTTACCAGTATCGATAATAGCGACTGTCTCAATTCCTTGCTTGTCCTCCAGTTTGATTTCTTCTGGATTGACTGGCAATTTAATGCCTTCAATAAATATAAACATCAGTTACCTCCTTCCTAGTAAGCCATAAGGCCGTCAGCGCCGTTATTCAAAGCGTCCACAATCGTTGCATTCAAATCATCCAATACGTTAGCATACTGGCCAGCGTTGTTAATGGAGTCAATATTGGTGACAATCTCTGGTTTCAAGGTAATAAAATTCTGTTGCCACTTCATGGTCGCGACATCCTTAATTAACTTGATGTATTCATCGTCCAGTTTGATTTCATCTTCAATCTTGCCGACTTTGTCTAATTTACCACCAGTAGGGTTGTGGCCACCGCCACCGCCTTTTCCTCCGTCTCCTTGTCCAGGGGCTGAGCTTGCTGGGCTGAGTTCGTAAGGTGTTTTTCCTTGGTCGCCCAAGAAATTATTTCCTGCACCGTTGGCATCTCCAGCTCCTTTGAAGAAACCACCGACAGCCTTATCGATGCCTTGACCGATTTCATACCCTTTATTAAAGGCTCCCATTCGGTCTCCAAGTTCAAGATACCCCAGTTGTGGAGTGTCAAGGTGCGGAGTTTCTAAACTAGCTTTGTGTTGTTTGAGACCATCTGCCAAGTGCAGACCTTCAAAGGTCTTTTTAACTGGTTTCTGCATGCTATCAATCGCACCAGCTACATCTCCTGCAAAATTAGTTCTACCAAGCGAAACCGAACCAACTGCACTAATGTTCAAGCCAAGTCCATTCAAGAAACCAATCATGCTATTAAATCCGCTAAGAACAGAGTTAATCATCCCTTCAACAGAACTAATAACACTATTGACCATGCTATCTACAAATCCTGCAATAGCGACAGCCATATCACGTCCGCCTTGAGCGATATCATACCAAGCGCTTTGTACTTGGAAAGACATCTCGTTCCATAAGTTAACTGCACCAGTAACAAACCAGTCAATAAAGTCTAAAATACCTATCAAAATAGTTAAGATAGCCTGATAGAGAAACATCCAGAATGCTATTGCGGTATTCACATACCAAAAGACGCCCTGCAACATCATATTAATCACCCAGATAGCTGCATTGGCAATACTAAGAAGTATATTCCAAATGGTCATTCCTAGGTAAAATATAGCCCCTATGATGATTCCTGTGGCTGATAAAGCTGCACCAGTAAGATTGTTGAACCATGTAACTAAGGCATAGAAGAGACCGATAAGAATAATGACTGCCATGACAATCAACATGATTGGGTTCATTGTCATCACTGCATTAAAACCAGCCATTGCAGCTTTCGCAGTGTTTGTAACGATACTAAATAGATTAGTCGCTATACTTGCTGCGTTCATTGCGACTATATAAGTGCCAATAGCAATTGCTACGGCAATAATAATCGGTTGAATGACAGACCAGTTGTCGATGACAAATTGAGCAATCGGCGCTAACATACTCCAAACAGCCCCAATCATATCCATGGCAAAGATAACCGCTTGAACGACATATTGAAGCACCGTGGCTACAATCTGGGCAAATTGTTGGAAGGCGGACGAGTTCACTATCTGATTAATCTTAATCGATATTGGCTCAAGCGCCTTGGTCACAAAGTTCAGGAAGTTCTGCCATGCCCTGCCCCATGTCATTGGCATGTTGCGGAATTGTTGATCAATCGCTTCGCTTGCATCCAGCATGGCAGTTTTGACAATATCGGCCGTAATCTTCCCGTCTGCTCCAAGTTTTTTAACCTCGCCACGGCTAACGCCTAACTTGTTTGCAATGGCTTGGATTAAGGCTGGTGAAGTCTCAGCTAGAGAACGCAACTCATCACCCTGCAACTTACCACTAGCCATAGCCTGAGTAAGCTGAAGCATGGCGCTTTTTTGTTCTTCAATACTTGCACCACCAACAACAAAGGATTTGTTCATAGTTTCCAAAAAGGCAATTGTCTCACCGTTATTTTGGAAAACATCGCCAGCCTGCATCCGCATCTTAGCGACACCGTTCGCCATGGTTGTATAGACTGAACCTGTACGTTGTGCGGATGTATAAATAGACTTTTGCAGTTCCTCTGTCGACTGCGTACCGTCACGAATCATATCTAAACGAGCGTGCATATTAGCATACTCGTCTGACATACCTATAGCTTGTTTGGTAATTTTACCGACTGCAATACCAGCTAAAGTAGTCTTCAACAAACCTTTCAAAGATACTAATCTACTTAGCTTGTTAGAAGTGTTATTAGAGGCATTCCCTAAATCTCTCAGAGCCAGTTCTTCTTTTTTGAGCCCTGCAGCTGCTAGAGTTGCACTATTTACAAATCTACCGTTAATATCAATGAGTCGCCCAGCTTTATTAACAAAATATTGGCCAGAATCACCAGCTTTTTTCATAGCGGATTCTTGAGCCTTCATGACTTTGTCTATGCCAGGGCCTGCATTTTTGACACGCTCCATGGTCGCATAGATTTTATTTAAAGTGCCTGTGACTCTATCGGTCAAAGACATGGTTGTTTGTAAATCGGCCAATAGAATCACCTCACTTCTTCATTCTTTTACGTTGTTTCGCCTCTTCATGCATGACTGCAGCGAAAAAGGCTTTTTCTTCTACATCCATATTCACAAATTCACTAGGGCGAATGTAATAGTTTACGAGGGCGAAGTAGGCAAGTTGTGCCTCCGCGTCCTCTTTTATTAGTTTTTTGCCTCGTCAACCTTGTCTTGGAATGTTTGGTTAATACCGCTTAGTTCGGTCACAGCTTCCAAAATCAAGGCGCTTTCGCCCCAATTGAACATGGTACCAAATAACTCAGAAGCTCCCATTGTTCCATAAGAATCTTGCAATTCTTTATCGTTAAGGTCAGGAACCACGATAGACGCAATACAGATTTCACGGTTATATTTAACACCGTCAAAGACACGCTCTTGGCGTCCATTGCGACCAGGCTTATTGACAAAACAACGGTCATTGATTAAGTCTGCTTCACGAGCGCTCAACACTCGAATTTTAACTGGTTCCTCAAAAGAAGGAAGCAAGACATCCTTAGTCTCTTCCCCTTTTTTATTTTGTTTCAAAAATGCTTGTAATCCACTCACCACTATTTCCTCCTTGTGTTAGTATTTAATTTCTTGGAATTCTGATAGAATATCAAAATCTTGGAATGTGAAGTCTGTTTCTTCGTCAATAACCTCATCCGCTGATCCATCTAGTTTAAAGATAAGTGATTCTTTGAACAGAACCCCTTTCAAAACGATAGTATAGCGACCTGCGCGAGATGAACGGTCTTCGTTAGTACACTTGATATCAATACGAGGCAAAATACCTTGTTTGACATAATTTAAAGCCATCGCCTTTAATTCTGGGCGGTGGTAGTACATCTTCAATGAACCTGTCCCTTCTGCACCCACAATCTTACCACCCTTCATACGAGAGTTTAGAGGGGTCACGTCAGCTTTTGTGTATTCAATTTTTGCTTCTAGAGAGATAAGCTCTGCTAGTTCATACTGCTTGTCATTGATTGTAAAGAAGACCGTTCCTTCTTTAGCAGACAAAGCATCTAATTGACTCATAATAGCCATTAGCTAGTTTCTCCTTTCTTAATCACAAATAACCGTCATGTACAAGATTTCCATAGCATCTGTCAAGACAACTGGCAAGTTTACCACAACTGATTCTTTTGTGACACCTTGTGAAATCTCAATATCTTTCGCTTTATACTCCAAGGCTTGCTTTTGAGCAAGTGGGTCAAGGACCATTGTAATGATTCGTTGTTTAAACAACTCACGACCATTCACGTTGTTTGGCACTTTACCGATGAAGTAGTTCTCAAAGACATACTTGACATTAGTATTGATATTATCCATTGTGCGGACAAGTTTATTCTTACCAAAGATACGACTGTGTTCTGCCGTATAGCTAGTAAATGAGTTCACATCTGACAGGATAATAACTTTTTCATTTCGATAAGCAAAGATAAGCTGACCTTTATTGATAAGCTTTTCAGCCTCTGCTTCGTTCTTACGCTCACAGTCGATAGCGCCTGGATAAGACTTGAATGTATTGGATTGCAAGCCAGCCCCTGCATACTTACCAGCTACGAAATATACACAATCCTTAGCGCTTAGTTTGGTACCATCGCTTAATGTAACCCCGTTACCAACAGATACAACACCTTCGTCGTCAGCGTCCGTGTAGTCATTCAATACTGCAATAACTGAACGACCAGCGTCACGCCATTTCTTGATGTGAGCTGTAACAAGTGCTTTCGTTGCACTTTCATCTGTACCCAAAGCCAAGACACGGAAGTCTTGAGTATCGAGTGCGTTTAAGAAATCTTCAACTTCTGAATTGGTTGTAGCTCCATCGGTACCACCTTCAAGCAAGATTGTTTTATCTTCTGTTGTTAGAGTACCCGTTACATTCACATAGTCATTTTTAAATGGCAAGGCTGTGATGATTTGTTTATCAACTTCTTTTCCAAAGAAAACAGTTGTCACTTCAAAGCCAGTCTCGACTTGTTTCTTGAAGATAACATGGATATGGTTACCAGCCAAGCCTTTGTATTTAGCTGTAACGACCATATTATTTTCTGTTTTCGTAGCCTGTACCCCAGTGTTGTTCACACCATTGTAGACAAGGACTTTACCAGTCCCTTTCAAGGCTTCACGAATCGGAAGAAGTTCATCAATCGGTTTACCAAATAGTCGACGGAAGTTGCTTGTACCATCAACAAGTGTGAAGGCACCGGGTTCTCCCCAAGATCCAGCAATCATAACTGCTGCAATCGTATTGTCTTCCAAAGGAATAATCACATCATCTCTTGATACGAAATTGATGTAGGCCTTTGGAACTCGTTTATTCTGTACTGTCCATTGTGCCATTAGTTAGCCACACCCTTTCTCCAGTCTTCTAAAATACGTCTTACTTCTGCTAGCGAGTATGACTGGTCATCTTCCAGCAAAATGTTTAACAAAGTTGCATCATCTTCAAAATACTTGAGTAATGCCTCTTTACCAAATTTATCTTCAGTAGTTGTTACCACTGGTTCGGTTACATAACCTACTTCTTCATTCATTTCCATGAGAAGTTTCACCTACCCTTTCTAATATTTGCATTGTCGGTTCTTCTTCAACCCATCGAACGTATCGAGTAATTGTAAATGTGCATATCAAGTCATTGGCATTGTATTCTACCTTCAAATCATTGATAGGGTACTTATCCCCTAAATAACGAAAGGAAGGTGAATTAAACACCGCTTCAATCTCTTCAAACTTCTGGTATAAGTCTGTTGTTTTTTCGGTGTAGTAATGCAACAAGACAATAAAAACCTGCTTATCGTTTTGGTTAGCCAACCGCTTCCGAGTCACAGGCTTCACATCTACAATAAAACAAGGTGTTTTCAATCCTTGCTGGATTTGTTCATCGTACACCTTGCACCCAAACACATCTTTGAGTTGCTTGATGACAAGTGGTCTAATACTATAATCCACCTAGTTCCTCCTTTAGCCTCTCTTCGATTTGTTGCGTGATTTGTGGGATTTTCTGTTTAATCTGTTCTTCTGTCAGCCTCATCATAAAGCGCCCTTCTACCCAAGGATTGACCAAGCGCTTGCCAATGGCTGGGACATAACGCCCTACTTGTTGACGATGTCCACTTTCGACGAAAGAAGCATACTCCATAGGGTTGAATGCGATAACTTCGTACACGTTCCCGTTTTTGCTTACTTCCATCTTCCATGATTGATTGAGCTTACCTGTTAGGCCCTTTGGTGTTCGTTCCTTAACCTCTTTCAAAAAGGCTAGGCCGATATCTTTAGCGGCCTGCATAAACTCAGAGTCAATAATTGCCTGAGCTCGTTCAAGGCGTTTCAAGAACTCTTGAACATCACTATCATCATAGCCACTCATGTCGTCTCACCACAATTTCTTGATGCGTGACATAAACCATTGGATCTTCACTAGTCAGGTACTGAACACCATCCACAACCAATCTACTACCAGCTTTGATAGAAAATTTAGGCGAACAGAAAATCTTATGTTCTGTCTTGAGTTGATGCGCTTCGTTCTGCTCAGTATTCACTAAGTTACGAACAGAAACACGACAGGGAACCTTCTTGTAAATTTCTTTGAACTCTACAAAATCAGCTCCGTTGGGTTTCGTACCCTCGACAGCAGCAAACACATCCATCTTTTTATCATAGGTCCATTCAATGCTTGGTGTTGCCTGAGATAGGACATCATTGATATTCATCCTACCACCTCAACTTTCTAAACCGCTGTAGCTGACTGGTAAAGTCCAACAAGACACTTTCAGCACGTCTGGTAAGGTCTGACTTCCCCAATTCGACACGAGTATCTCCAACGGAAATATTCTTGCCTTGGACAGCTTGGTCAGGATTGCAAATAACATAAACCATCTGAATGGCCACAAATCGCAATTCTAAAGGAAAATCCTCACGATTACAGTAGTTAAGAATGTTCTGCATGACTTCATCGACCACTAACTCTTCTGGATAGCATGAATAACGTTGTTCGTACAAATCAATCAAGGCTTGTCTAACATCTTTGTTATGCTTTTGGATTTCTTCAAATGTCATCTTCTCCATCAGCAGAACCTCTCTTTCTACTTATCGTCTTTAGTGGATTTTTTAGATAGTTTTTCAAGTTCAGCAAGAGCTTGGTCACGTTCAGCAACTACTGCTTTGTACTCTTGAATAGTGTAAGTACGTCCGTTAGTCGCTGGCTCTCCTACTACATACTCACCATCTTGGATTTCAACCACATCGTAACCATCTTCAAGGAAGGTTACTTTTTCTAGTTCATCAATATCTAGTACACGATTGTCTTTTTTTACTGTTAACATTTTCTATCCTCCTTCTTTAAGGTGCGACGACAAAGGCTAGACCTTCATGTTTAGTCTGGAATAGCAATACATCATCGTAAGATTGTTCGTAGTATCTATAGTTACCGCTTGAAGCAGCACTTGGTGCATCAAGACCCACAAAGTCATATTTTTGTGGCGCTGCCATACATGGAATGTGAATCAAGAAGAAATGGATTTGTTTGGCAGTTGGGTCAACCTTAGCACCATTTGTGAAGTTGTACAAGGTCTTCATACGGTCAGATGGAATAGCTGTCTCAATAGTCACATCATCCAAACGACCAACTGAACGATCAATCACTGTACCTTGACCGTGAATATTAACAGTGCGACCAAACTGCTTGATGTTCTTAATCATACGTTTAACAGCTGGTGTGCAGAAAATAACACGACCTTCAGCTGGTACTCCAGCTTCATCCATTTGTTCCATCAATTCATCGAAGGTTGCGAGGAAGTTTTCCTCAGTCAAATTCAATGACTTAATTTGTTTACTTTCTGTATCAAGTGCTTTCTTACGAGAGAACAATTTAGAGACCATGAACTTATCCATTTCTGGGACTTTTTCAGTATCGTTGAATGTCTTGGTAATGTTAGCGATGGAAGTAACATAGTTAGTTTCATCCACATCAAGCGGATCTACTAGTGTTGACCAGTAACGCTCATTGGTCAATGTGTATGTTTCCCATTGATTTTCATAGTTAGCGTCAATATCAGTAACTGTACGACGTGTACGGTCTTTACGCCCTTCCTTAATCAGAAGACGTGGTACTTTTACTTCTTTAGCGCCTGTGAACTTCAAAAGTGTGTTGGATGGAGAGTTCCATAGTTTTTGAGTGAATAACAATCCGTTTTCACTGTAGCGCTTTTGCAAACCTTGTTGGTAAGCCTGTGCATAGTTCAATGTTGCTGGCATATCTGTTCCTCTTTTCTATTTTTTGATTATAGATCTGACGTGAACGCATTAATCATCTGCGTTGTCAGGTCGTTAGCAACTGTTTCTTCTTGTGTTGCCCCTTGTGGCTTAGCACCAGCGATGTGTGGTTCTACAGCCTTTTCTGGAGCAAATAAAAAGCCTTTAGATTCCTTCAAAGCCGTTAACTGTTCATCTAATCCAGTCACCGCTCCGTTGTCACCTAATCCCAATTTAGACTTATCTAGTAGACTAGACACGATTCCAGCGTCGTGAACCTGACCGCTCAAGTGCATTTCAATAGCATGATCTAACTGCATTGTCTTGAGTTGTTGTTCATGTTCCTTTTGTTGTGTCTTGTACTTGCTGTCCAAGTCTGAGTATTTTTGTTGTAGTTCAGCATTGCCCTCAGCGTCTTTCTTGAGTTGTTTCATGTCCTTATCACGCTCTTTCAACTGGTCTTGCAAGCCTTTGGCATTATCTTCTGCAGCAGATACCTTTGCTTGTAGGTCCTGTGTTGATTTCCCGTGTTCAGACATAACTGCTTCAACTTGGTCTTCAGTCAACCCTAACTGTTCCAAAAATTTACGATTCATTTCTTTTCCTCCTGTACGTTTGTTTAACGTGGCAACGACCACGACATTTTGGTAAAGTAAAAAAGCCTTTTAACGCCATGCTCAGGGCGAAAGACACTAGTCGATTTGAACTAGTTTAGCAATTCGATTATGTAAGTCTCTGATTTTTCGCTGTTCTTCTATGTGTAGCACTAGCTTTGTTGTAATGACGGTTACAGCAATTGTTAGTGCTATTTTTGTATACATCCTCAAGGTAATACCTCCAACATATAAATTTAACCGTACGGGATTCCATACGGTTAGAGCATAAGAAAACCGCCTCGATTTCGATGCGGTTAGTTTATTTATTTTTCAATTGTTTCAGTTTCTTTCTGTATTCAATTCCGACTTTTAGAGTTGAAATGACTGTTGAAATCACTTCAAATAATTTAATTATTACGAACAAAATTAACGCAACAAATATAATCCAACCCAATAAAATTGATACTAAATCCCAGATGAACATATCTTACTCCTCTACTTTTTCATATGTTTCTTTAAAGATGTCAGGTTTGCATGGATAAAATTCACCTTGTACACCCTTGATGATATAATCTCCTGTTTTTGCGATCATAACCCCCTCAAGTGTTTTGATCTCACACCATGCGGGATTCTTAGCCCACTTGCCATTGTCGTGAACGATAATCTCATTCCTGGTCACTGCGTCCCAAAACCAATCTTCTTCAATCAAACAACGTTCATTAAGTTGAACTGCCTCAATGACTACTGGTTTTTTACGATATTTCATTTCTCGCTCCTTTCTAAGCATAAGAAAAGCACTTAGATTTCTCTAGGTGCTTGTTGATAGATATTCTTCATATTCTTTACGTGCATAGTCAGGCATCTTTCTCTTTGCTCTGACGATAAATTCATCAAGTGGAGTATCATTGTTTGATCTACTAGAATTATAGAAATCACTCCTAAAACGATTAATCCATCTTTTAGAGCGTTCGCTTGTAAAAACTGGTGGATAATCTTTAGAAAATTCCTCCAATATTTGCGGATGGTTTTTTTCTAAGAATGCTTGACTAAAGAAAATTGCGTTCCCTAAAAAAGCAACTTGTTCATCTGTCGCTTTTTTCAATGGTTCAAACAAGATATGTTCTAAATATTTTGTTTTCAATCCACTACCTCCACTTCAATAATTCTTCGTTTAGTGTCAAAAGCCATCTCTTGCGCCGTTTCAGAGAGAACCTTAAACCTTGTATTTGGTTTAATTATAAACTCTTTTTCGTCAGCGTAATTACTTAATTCACTGATATACGCACCAACAGATTGACCTTTCTTTATGAGTATATTTAATTGAATTTCAACATCTCCACCTCCAAACTCCTCTATAACTGCCCTATCAAGACTAGTACTCATAAATCCTTTATCAATCACTAGTGTTTTACCGACAGCATTTACTAAAAAATCGTCTTCTGATTGATTAAACAATCGATAAGTTTTAAAAGTTTTTTCTGCTTTATATGTTGAAATAGCTGAAATAATCTGCTCAGATCTCTTCTCAATATCATTATACCACTTTTTAGTCTCATCACTTAATTTTTGTGAGTTTCCACCTGTGATTTTATCTAGAAATCCTTGTTTTCCTTCTCTCAATACATGGTTGTAATCCTCGTACATCGCTGTTGTATATTCATGGATAGATTCCACTTCATAACTAGATAGATTCTTCAACCACTTCTGATAAGATTTTTGCTTTCTGAAGAAGTCATCTATTTCATTTGGTTTCAGGTCGGGCACAACCTCAGATGCCTTAACATCCCTAAGGACAGCTTCCCCTTCACGCTCCCATCCTGCAAAAATTTCGTCCAGAGAACGTTGCTCAGTGGCTAGTTTTACTGAGCCATCGTTTTGCAAGATATCGAAGTAAGGACTAGGTTTATCAGACTTAACTGCAGGCCTGATAGTAGAACGGCAACGGACATGGAATGGCGGTGCGGTTCGACCTGGTTCATATTCCTTAACAGAATGAACCTCGTGATTTTCTAACCTGCAAATCTCACTTGTACGACTGTCTAATACCGCTACGATTTCGTAATGGTCGCCACCTAATTCCTTGATAGTATCTAGCGTTGCAAGGTTGTTGTAAAATGTCGTCTCAGTCCTGACAAGCGTGTCTGCTCGATGATATGCGACTCCTGTACGTTCAGAAAGAGCTCTAGCCATTCTATCAATAGACCAGCCGCCTGTTAGTCCTTTATTCAAGACATCACTGATTGCCTTATAAGCAACTTCTTTATGAACCCAAACATTTTCAGAAAAGGTCTTACCACTCCAGTTACTAGCCATCTTATGCTTAACTGCATCGACACCCAATATTGGTTTCTCTATGATTCCGAAATGAGCCAAGTTCTTAGCTTGATGGATTTTACCTTTTATGTAGACGTCACTCAGAGCCTCTGTGACCTTGTCATGTATGCCGTCTGGCTTTCCGTATAGCTCAGCCGTCAGATGCTCAATTTCGGCAAGCAAAGCCTCCTTGCGACTAATACGATGGCGATAACTCAAGGCGTCCAAGAGTGGTGTCGGTGTGTCAGGATTTAAGGCCATCTCACGGAATCTTTCCAGGGTTACATGCTTAAACTCTCTACGCTCTTTATCTGTCAGATATTGCTTGGCCTCTGCATGAGTCATTTTATTATCAACCGCATACCTGGCATAAAACTTCTCAATTTCAGAAATCAGCTGGTGCTTATAGTCTGCCAAGGATTGGCCAATCTGTGCCATATACCTATCAGCAACTATCTGAGCGTTTTGTTCCTGTTGTAAAGCACGCTCAGTCCAATACTCATCTATCTTTTTCTTGTTCTCGGTCGTCATGATCTTCATCTACCTTTTTGAAATTAGTCTGAGAGTATGGATCTTGTCCTTGTTCCTGTTGTTCTTTCAAACGCTCCTCAACCTCTGGTTGATACCATGGATGTTGTTCACGAATGCTTAGGTCGTCTAAGATACCGATTGAGTTCACACAGTCTTGAATCGCTTCAGATTCATTTGAAATGATGTCACGATTAAAGACATAAGTAAATTTAGATGAATCAAACGCTACTCCTTTGTTAGCTGCATACTGTTCTACAAACCAAAGGAATTGCTTGATACCTTTTTGGAACTCATTTTCCAGCTCATTACAATCCAAATCAAGGTCTGTATAGCGCCATTTAAGAGCCTGACCACTCGCATTACCTAGATTATCATCTTGGGTATCAATGGCTCGTGCAGCCTCATACAAGAACTTACGAGATCGTTCGATATCCGCTTCAACTCCGCTGGTATCATTGTCTGCTTGCAAGGTATCTACACCACCATCGCTAGAAACTTTGATAGAGCGGAACTTATTCAGATTATTCATGAACTCGCCCAAGTCTGCACCTTGATAGTTTTTCAAAACATAAATCAACTTCGGCATATCTGCCAGCATATCAGCATTAGTAGACATTTGAAGTTGAATATTATCAATCAAAGACTTAGTTTGAACTAAAAGACCGTCCTCGTACTCGTTATAGCGGAATGGAATCAGAGGCACTTTCTCCCAAGTGTAAGGAATCCGTGTTCCATCTGCGTTGACATAATAAAAATTCCCCTTGGTCTCCTTAGACAGTGGATTAAGTTCAAGATGTGAACCTGTCCAGATATAATCTGTGATTCCTTTCTCGTCGTAATATTCTACAAAGGTTTTGGTCTTCTTCACTCCGCTTTCATAGACTGCTTGATTATAGACACGCACGAAGGCAGATAGTTCCAAATGACGCTCGTCTTTCCAGAAAGGGATAATCTGTTCGCTTGGGATTTTAAACAAGCGTAAACGGCCGTTCTCGTCGTAATAAGGTAAGCCATAAGCTATCCCTTTCATCACCGCTTCCTTACCAAGTGACTTAATCGTAGATAAAAGCTCCTCATCAAACACGCTATCTAAAAAGGCTTGGGTTTCTTCTCCCTCAAGCGAGATTGTCGGTTGCTTAGAAAACAAATAACCGACCTTCTGGTCTACTAGTTTCTTAAACAACCCTAATTCAATCCTTGAGTTCGTCCGCCAGTCCACATCTACTTTCTTATGTCGAATATCCGTGCGGTTTCGATAGTAGTTGTAAGCCTCTTTCATCGTGCTTACTTTCTCAGAATTCTGGTGTTCTTTTATCTCAATCTCTAGTATTTCATTTTGGGTTGTATTCTTAATCAACAACCGCCTGATTAACCATTTAAACCAATTACTCAACATTTCTCCCTCTCCTACCAGAATGATATTCCTGGCTGTCTCATATCATCTTCAAACGCATACCTAGTAGCGTCAATTGTGTGGTCATTTACCTCTTCAAGTTTAGGCTTGGGATTTCCATCACGGTCTACTGCATAGTCGGCACTTTCGAACTCTCTTGCAATATTCGGCGTGCGTTCTGGATCTATCACAATCGCATCCAAATCATCCAACCAGCGTTCTCCATACTCACGACTATCAGGACCTTTCTTAGCTCCTTGAACAAGCGGAATATTCAGCTGCAGTTTTAACTCATCAATCGACTTAGGTTCTGCGCTATCACAGGTTATCATCTGAGATTGATAGCCTTTCTCACGGATTCTGTCAGCTAACTCACGGTTGCTAATCTTCACACCGTAAATCTCATCAATAGCATAGATAACTCGTTTTTTCTTGTCGTAATGCCATCTTACAAAAGCCAGAGGGTCGTTGGCGTAACCAAAGTCGTTACCTTGCCGAATGTTATCAAACCTTGCTATCTCCTCGTCTGTAATCTTGCGGAATACCAGATTTTCAAACGGTGCCACACCCGAACCGATAGCCTCGCCCAGATACTCCCAACGGTAACGCTTCTCTGAACGCTCTCTCGTGGCCTCTGCTTCTTCTATAAACTCTTTGGCGATAAAAGGGTTATCTTTGTATGTCGAATGATGTACGTGGGTATTAGGAGGCTGTATGACGCTCTCGTATTTCTTATTCACCCAAGACTGTTTTCTTTTTGGAGGATTGTAAGAGTAAAAGAACTTATAAAAAAGACCATCAGCCAATTCTCCACGAAGAAGGGAGTTGGTGATTGTCTTTACTTCATCTTCAGTTTTAAACTCAGCTAACTCCTCAATCCAGCCGATCGCAAACGGAAAGCGACTGTCTTTCAAGGATTTGATACGCTCTGGGTCTTGCGCACCACGGAAGATAATATAATTACCTCTTGGGATATAGGTTATCTTCAAAGGGGATTTATTAAACTTAAATAAATGACTAACCCCTTGCTCACTAATTGCCCATTTCAATTGTTCGTAGACCGACTGTTCTAATGTGTTATCTGTCTTACGAATACACACCGCATTGACTGGATAGCGCATAATCAATTGAACAATAACGTGTCCGATGTCGCTGGACTTACCAGAACCACGCCCACCTTTTTCAACTACGTGTAAGATTTTGGGGTCAAATGCTGCACGCCACATAGAGTAAAAAGCCTTTGGGATAAATTCACTCATTTTACGTTTCATCGCTAACTCCTATATCATCAACGAATTGGACAGCCGAAGACATCTCGATTTCTCTTCTCTCTAAATAAGCCCCGTTCACTTTGAATATGTGGTCTAGAGACCGTTGTCTTTCTTCAATCGTTGGGGTAAATTCATAAGTCGTTTCCGATACCTCCACACCTTCAGCAGTCTTTACAGTTTTCTTAGAATACCCTTGTTGAGTTTCTCCTCTAGCGATACTAGCGGAGATTGCCAAGGCTTCTACGATTGACATTGAACGTTCATCAAAAAGCTCCTCTGTACGTTTTTTGATATATTCAGAAATCTCAACATTTTTCAACAATCTTTGCCCTATGCTATATGCCGTTTTCTCTGAGTACCCCACCTTAATAGCGGATTGTGTTGCATTTCTACTGATGATGTACTCATCAGCGAAGTGTTTCTGTTTATCGTTCATTTTCCATCACCACCTTTCAGATAATCAAAAAAGCCACACGATGTGCGACCTTTCGGCAAGGCGACTACAACCTTGCGTGTGTATTAAATTTTGACTTCTTTTTTATTTTTTGTAGTCTTTACAACCTCTAGCGGAATCAAACCGCCTAGCTTATAACTTATCCGGAATATAATTAGCTACGCAACCATGCGAGGTCCAGTCGCTTCTGCCGACCTTCTAATAAGTTAATGAGTAATATGTGAATGCTAAGCCTACTGCCTACCCCATTCTGGGACACAACTACTCAAACGGCGATGCCCGGAATCGAACCGAAAAGTTTGAAAATACATTGGAGAGAAAATCACTTTACGCCTGTCATCGCCAAAACGAGGCCGAAACCTCGGAAAAATATAATAAATATAAAGGAGACGTCAATGAACGAAATAGAGAAAGGGACTCGAACCCTCAACGCCTTTACGACACCCTGGTATTTCAGGTAACCATCTACCAAATTCTGAGACCTCTCTTTTCAATTCTTGACACTACCATTCTAACAGATTTTAGACTTCATGCGCACTCACTTTAGCTCACTTTATCTATGATAACCTCCTCTAATTCAGACTCAGCCTGTTTGCGTAATCTGTAATAAGTTGCCTTACTAATTCTCAAATTGTCGCAAATATCCTCAATGTAGGTCTTAGTAATGTAAGTCATTCTAAGGACGGACCTACTTTTTGGATTTTTAAGCCTATTTATCATTCTACCTAATTCAATTTTTCTGTTAATAACCTCTTTAGTATCCTGTTCTATAGCCTCTTTCATCACTACCAGCTGAGTATAGACATCATCAACTCTTCTAGTCTGTCCACCTTGGACTTTAACACCTGACCACTTAGGACTTGAGAGCAAACCTGCCTCAAGCTCATTGATTTCATCTATACGGCTTTGGATGTCCATGTCCAGATCCTGCAACTCTTTCAAGAGTTCTTTAGCCTTGTTCACTCTCTGTCTCCTTTATGTTATAATAATAGTGTTTGGATTATAGCTGAGACAGAGTGTGTCTTAGCTTTTTTTATTTTATTCTTTATTCGTGATCACACTACCTGCACCGTTAACAGTGACCCAGCCATGCTTCTCTCTGGCTTCTGCTTCTTTCATCCGGATAAGATTATCTGTGATTGAATCTGACTTAGCTTTGTTGGCCTTGGCTTCACCTTCTGCTTTAATGATGCCAGCATCCGCTTCAGCTTGAGCTTGCACTTTCTTGGTATCAGCTTCAACCTTAGCCTTTTCCTGTTCCTGTTTAGCTGTATCGATTTCCTTTTGTTTGACCGATTCATTTTTGATTGCTGCTTCAATCTCGTCCCCTGCATCTTGGTCAGTTATTGTGAATGAAACAAACTCTAAATCATAAGACTCAAACTTATCTTTTAAAGCCTTATCAATTGCCTCATAGACCTCAGTACGCTTGTCACCCAGTACATCATAGATATCGTAATTACCAGTTACCGATTCTATAGCACGTTGAACTGCTGGAGATACTACACTATCATTTACTGTTTCCAAGGTAGTATAGTTAGAGAATACCGTCATGGCTTTTTCCTTATTGACACGATATTTCACATCGATATTAGTATTCAACCATTGGCCATCTTTTGTCTGAGTCGTGATTTTCTCCATTGTTTTTGTTTGAACAGATGTCGATAAGGTGTAGACCTTGTCAATAAATGGCATTTTTAGATGATATCCTGTTTGCAGGGTATTTTCTTGAACACCTCCAATTGCGCTAACCTTAACTCCAACTGTATTAGCCGGGATACGCTTCACAGCCGTGAGACGAAAAATTCCAAGTGAAGTAATAGCTGCAACTGTAATGATACCGCCTTTAGCAAGTTTTGTAAGTGTCGTTTTTCCTGTTTCGTGATTGTATTCTATAAACATTGTTTTTACTCCTTTTTTAAATTATTTTTCCATCAAAAACTAGTGTTATTGTACCTGTACCATCTTTGTGCTTAGAGACTAAAGCACGACAATCTGAGCCCAATTCAACGCCCTCAATTGTGATACTGCGCTTTATCCTGTCAACATTGATGATTGTACCCATTGATGTTTTAATTCTCATGTTCCATCTCCTCAATCAACCAAGCAAGGCTCTTGAGTTTCTGTCATAATAACTTCCTCCTACGCCTCTACTACTGGAAAGTGGATTTTACCAATAACTAGCGACCCTACACTGTAGTAATAGCCACCATTGCCATCATCAGCCTCACATTCTGCCAAAGCTATTGGATTTTGATTGTGGTAAATAGTGACCGTATTCTCACAAGTGGTCCCGTCGCCATTGTCGGATTTTGTGGGTTCTCCGATTTTTACATCAGTAATGACTGCGTCTAGTGTGACATTCTTGAACTCTCCACCTGCTGAGGCACAGCAATCACTTTCAGACATTTCAATAGTGACCTTTGTGCCATCTTCAAGCAGTAGAAAGTCTTTATCCCATTTCACGATACGCTTGTAGAGCAACAATTCTTTAAGTTCTTCTAGTGAGCCATAACGCTCATCTTTGCTGCTCGACATGGAGCACCAATCTGGGATTTCAATAGTTTTGGTCATCTTAATTACCTCTTTTCTTTAAATATTCTTGATTTCCATACACATTCCCTACGACCTCACAATCAGTATGTCGTAACCACAATTCACATCCGTGTTGTTTAGATTCAAGACGATATGCTCCACCGTAATGCCTTACAACCTCGTAATAAGTTGGTTCAGAATAGAAATCCTTAGCCATTTTGACTATATCCCCCTCAAAGATTTCCTTGCCGTTCTTATCTTTGAGTCCTGTTGATTGCATGAGTATAATATTTTTGTCCCTAGGATGCAGTTCTATTTCTTGATTTCTATTTCTGTAAATCTCTGCCATGCCGTTCATGGATTTCGTTTCCTTATCCCACGCTCTAAACTTCGGTATCATACCACATTCTCCTTAGATGAACAAACTAGCTAACCATATCAAAAATGCACATGTAATGATTTTTGAAATACTACTTCTTACAGCATACGAATAATCCTCTTCAGATTCTTTTTTACTGGATAACACAGGCCAAATAAAAGATAGTAGTGCATCCATCCCTAATGCTTGCCAAACTGTAATTTTACTTACTGGAACAATCGTTGTGATAATCTCATTCCAACCATACTGAACTACAAATGGCGATACAACGATTACAAATACCGCTCCAATAATGATTCCTAGTCTTTTCATTTTATAAATCCTCCTCTTTGACGAACGAGCCGTCTACCATCTCGCCTTTCATGATGCGCTAATAATTCCATATTTGTTGTCATAACATCACCTCATCCCCTACCTTCACTTTATCGTATTGCTCTTTAGTGACTACGAAAATCCCGTAGTCACGAATGGTAAGCGTGTATAACTTGCCATGCCGTCCTTTCTCGACGACCTTACCGAATATCTCAGCGCCTTGATTATCCGCTTTATAGACAACCATAGGACGCTTTGCTTCCAAATCTCGAATCCTGTCCATCTGCCAGATGTTCAATCCAGCAGATAGCAAGATCCAGATAGCTATGAATCGTTTCAATCTGTGACCTCCTTTTCAATCGTGATAGTAAAATCATGATCATTTATATTTAAAGGCAAAACTGCCCCTGCTTTTGAGTCGTTTTTTAGCAAATCCAAGACAATCTCTAAAACTTGCTTACCTAAAATCAATTGTGTCTCTAAAATGTTTTGCTCATCCATCACTCCACCTCCTTTGTTTTAAATGTAAGATTATTTAATAAGTACGGTTCTATCTGACGGGTTTCATGGTTAAATTTATAAAGAACTCGCCACTGACTTCGTGTGTAAGGGTATCTGTTTGGTCGTTTCATGTTACCACCTCACATATAAATATTTCGTATCAATATCTTGTTCTAAAATACACTCTTTCAGCGACTTTAAAACCTCCAATGCATCACTAACTGTTCCCCATCTATTTTCAGGTTCATACTGCACATACTTTTCAGGGTACCGTTCTAGTTCAGATATACCGCGTTGGATGTTATTTACAATATCAGCAACATTGTAAATTGTTCCTTGGTCGAAATCCCAATCCATAGCAATTCTAAACATCTTCCCGAGATTGTAGGTCGGAGAACTATATCTAGGTTCATCAATACAAATATAATCTCCACTCTCTATTTTCGCTAAGATTTCCAAATCATAACTCATCACTCCACCTCATTTCCTCTCATGAATTTTGGCATATTGCCGTGAAATTCCTCGTATAACCAATACTTTCTACAACATTCATCATAATCATAAGTTTTTTTTATTTTTAATTTTTGTTTGAGCGTTTTTTTATACTTTTTCGGACATGGAATGGAAAAACTTTCATCATGGACAGAAAACCAAGCTACAAAAAATCGATAAGAATATTTGTAATGTTTTCTTTTTTGTCTAAGATTCATCCTTCCACCTCCTCGATTTCAATCCCTGGGCAATCGAATACCCAGCCGAAGTTTTCTTCTTCTAGTTCTTTGGATGTAAATTTAGTTCTAAACGGATACCACTCACCACACCAGAAAATGCTACCATCCATTTCACACAATATTTGAGCATGGTTTTTGTGATTTCTCGCTTTTGGCATGGAAATCCGATACCGCTTCTCTTCCTCGACCTCGTAGCCGAACTGGTGCATGTTGACGAGGGTTTGAATAGGATTGTTATCTTCATCGCCTAACCATATTCCGAACCTTTCTGACATGTCTATGTTTTCCTCGTCGAACTCTGTCAAAAATACCCAAAGATTTAGTTCAAATTCATCCTTATTCTCTTCATACCAATCCGCCACAAACTGCGGAACTTTGGCTTTCTCACGTTCAACCATGCCTTCAAGCTTTCCATGTTCGTAACCACTTCGGTATTTCAATCTTCCATAATCACTACCTAACTCTTTCAAGATTTCATCAATCCAGTATTGTTTGGCAGAAGGTTCTAATTCGTTAATTCTCTTGATAATATATTTAAGTTTAACCATCTTCAAATACCTCTCAATCAATTCCTGCTTATTCATCTTCCAACTCCTTTATTTCCTCAATTTCTACTTCAATTCTAGGATTTAGGCTGTAAAACTTGCCTACATCGTGCATAGCTACCTGCCCATCATCCTTAAACACTATCCCTGACATGCTGTCATATAGCGCTTTTTCATAATTATCAATATCAGGCTTCTTGTCTACTGGAATCACTTCATCCAGTAGCGCTTGCTGCTGCTTCTTGACTTTAGATATATACTGAGGCGGTTTGATGTAAAATCTAATCTGTGCCTTCAACGCACCCTCAAGCATAGACTTACCAGCATACTGTTTAGCAATCAATAACTGACAATGATCACGCCAGGCTTTCATATCCTGTTCTTCGTACGCTTTAACAAAATTCCCACGTTTTGCAAATCTTGGTCTTGATTGTGGTTTGGGTTCTATTTCTAAAATCAATCGTTCTTTCATGTCTTTTTGTTCATACTTCCTACCAAAATCCCACGCCTGCCAAATTGTGAGCGAGGCAAGCGTGAGTGAAATTCTTTGCGTCGCTCGTCCAAGGTCACATGACCTTTACTGACGTTTTCTAGTTCGCAGTTTTACAAGAATGCACGGCTTGTTGCTTTTTGAGTTGTTTCCAAAATGGAAATAGTTGGTTTTTGATTATTTCCCCCTCTTAAAAGGGCAATAATTGAATGACAATAAAATCTTCCGATGTTTTTTTAACATCACAAACATAGGCATTAAGTAAGGATTCCTCAGTTTTGTATGTTGTTTGATTTTTAACACTTTCATTCCAACGAATAAATCGAGGTTTTAGTCCGGGCCAACCAGAACGACCAAACAAAGCAATACACTCATCTTTATCTTGATGTATTGCAAATGTGATGCCATGAGGACAACCTGTGTCGTGAGTTTCTAGTATGTCTTTTACTTGTTTACTCATCAGACCACCTCCACACGCTGGCTCAAAGCTTTTGTTTTGCAGTATTCACAATGACCACATGGTGTTGCCCATTCTTTACCTTTTTTAACATCGTCAAGATGCTTAATAAGCATAGATAACTCAGATAACTCATACTCGAGTTTTTCCTGCGATTGGAAAACAATCGCTCTGGTATCGGGGGTCGTCTCTTTTGTCACTGCGTAGATGATAGGGGTGAACTTTTTGCCATACTTCTCTTCTAGCATTTTCTTATACGCTGCCATCTGCAAGATATATCCCCAAGCTTCGAACCAGCGGACTTGAATATTTCGCCCGCTTGCTTCATCCTGAACCCAAACCATGCTGTCAATGTCAGATTTCGTGGTCTTAATATCCACGAAATACCCTTTTTCAACATTGAGACAGTCAATCTTGCCTTTAAATTCCACTCCTTCGATTTCGCCTGTGACAGCAACCTCTTTCTGACCGACATAATACTCCATAAATTGCTTGTCAGCTTCCAGTCGCTCGATCATTCGCTGGCCGACTAAGAAGTCAGATTTTAACTGACCTTTGGTTTTCCCGGTTTTCGAAATCATGACATCTGCATTTTCATCCATAAACTTCTTATGTGCTTCTGGACTTTCAAAATAGCTGTGAAGCATGTTGCCAACCAAAAGAGCTGTGTTATCTCGTTGGTCTTCCCACTCTCCCTCTAGCTCCGCCAATGCCCGTGCTTCGCACTCCCTAAATCGCTTGTATTGCGAGATGGACCAGTAGCGACGTGCGGAATCTACCGAGTAGTAATCTTTTCCAAGTAAATCCATTGTCATTTCATCTCCACCTTTACTGATTTTGTTTGTGGCTCAAATTGAACGCCGTGAGCATTGAGCCATTCTTTAAATTGCTCCTTTGTTTCCTTTGCGTTCTCTGCTGGAAAAATTAAATCTACAGTAAATTTGTAACCATATTTTTTAACGCCATCCTCAGAAGCCATATTTTTTTGCGATTTTCGGCCTGTTTCTTGCTCTAGGGTATGATTGCCCCCTGAACTGCTTTCTGACCCAAATTCAGGCTGATTTTGGGCGTAGAATTGATCCTGAGTATCTTGTTTCGCTTCTGCTTTGGTCCGTCTAAGCTCATCTGCGTCTGCATGTAAGATATCAATAGTATCCAAAGCAGAGCGCCCCTCTCTTAGCAAATCAACGTACTTTTTAGGATTCAAACCTTTAGCTACTGCGATAGCAGTCATTTCATCAATACGCTTTTTTAGTTCGGTTTCCGCTTTAGCTCGTTCAGCTAATGTCTTGTCATCAAGAATTGCTTGCAAAACATCAACAAGTTTCGCTCCCTGGTCATAACTGCGAATGTAGACAGTAGGTCCGAAACCAGCTTTAGCTGCCGCTTCTGTAATCTGGATAAGTCCAGCTTCACGTTGTTGCTTCTTAGCGGCTTCTTCTGCAACCAATCCGACAATCATCTTAGAAGTAGCTTGATTGATTCGCACATTATCGGCCATAAAACACTTCTTCTTGCTAAAATCGTCAAAGTAAATAGCAAACAGCTTGATGTCAAGTTCTGTACCACTTTCTGCGATTGCAGATTCAAAAGCTTCTCTGACCGTTTCCTTTCGGGCTTCTTTCTCTCTCTCCTCAAACTCCCTGATTTGATTTTTAATGTCTGTCTGCAAAGTTTTGATAGGGTCTAATATGCTATCAACCCAAGCCTTTGCTTCGTCAAGAGGTTTAGAGTATTCTGAAAGCTGGTTTTTAAGTTCTTGTTCAATCTGACGCTGTACTCGTCCCAACTCGTCTTTGACTTTAATGTCATCTGATAAAGTTTCTTCTGTAACGATATAGCCAGCGTATTTCTTTTTGTAGGACTCTAAAGCTTGCTCCAAAACTTCTTTGCCTTGGATTTCGATTTCAGCAGCTTTTAGAACAAAACCAATCTCTAAATCTGTTACTGGAACGAGTTCTAGACTATCCGTTACATCTTTTAATTCTTCAACCATTTTAGAAATCCTCCCCTTCTAGCATGTCCATTTGACCATTTTCTGGCTCTTGGTCAATTACTACGCCTGTTTCTTCGTCAAAGTCTGGAGTTTCATTTACTGAGGAGCTTGCATCTGTGGTTGTCAACTCCTGGTTGATAACCTCTTTTTTTGGTTTTTCAGTCACTTCTTCAGAAGCTCCAAGGATGCTATCCAATGTTTCAGCCTCTTCTCTCACTGGTTCAGCTTCTTTCACTTGACGACCATTGTCATACTCATCAGCAATTGTGTTATTGATTGCTCCGGCGAACAAGTCGCTGTCATTGCTTGTGTTGATAAACATTTTAGCTGCACGATTGATAACCGTTCTCATAGCCATCTGATCAGGGAAATCTATTTGAACATTTTTCGTTTTCGCTTTAGACCAAGACTTGTCAATTTGTTTTTTAGTCATGACTTCAAAGAACTCTTCTCCATCCGTTCGAGTGATGATGCAATAAGCAGCAATTATTGGATTATCTGCGTTCCGCCAATCTGTCTCATGCTTGACTAACTTTTTACGCCCGTTTTCAACTGCTACATCTAGCGTGTCACCTTCGTAAACAACATTTGCAGTAACGTCTTTCACCTCTTGCAAATCTTTAGTAACTTTAATGGTCCCAAAATAAGACATTCTCAATTGGACGTCAGAGCCGTATTTGATAAAGTAGCATTGCTTTTTAGCTGGGCTTAGTCCTTGGGTTACCATTTCTAACAATGCGTTATAAACGCTGTCTTGAGTGCATTGCTGGAGCAAATTCCCACTACTGGAATTTTTTAGAGCATAATATGCCGAACTCAGTGCATTGCTAACACTATAATTCGGTGCGATTAGGAGTCCTTCGCCCTTCATTGCTTCGATTCGTGTTGCAACATTTGATGTAACTTGCTTCTGTGTTAGTTCGTTTGTCATTTTGTTTTTCTCCTTATACTGTATAAAGCTCTTCGCCTGTTTCATCGTCGCAAATTCCTAGACCGCCTAACGCTCTATAATTTTGTGCAACTTGATTCCAATAGCTCATGTTTTGATAGTATGTTGTTTCTGATATTTGTTCGTAACTCATTTTCTTCTCCTTTTGTTAAAACAATCCCGTGTTTTTTGCGTTCTCAATGATTGGTTTGAAATATTTTTCTTCTGCTTTTTTACGAGCTTTGACTGCATCATCGAATTTTCTAAATCTCTCACGAAAAACAACTTTTCTTTTGAGCTTTAAAGACGCAATCCATTGGCCTCTAGAACTGTCGAAACAAACCCCTTTTACTCCGCTTTTATTATTTTTAGGTAATTTTTTTGAGGAAATTATTCGAATATTCGTTCCTTTTTCAAATTCAAGAAATGGTTTGTTTGCCTCTGTTGCTTTTTCAGTCAAAATCCCCTGCCTAGCCGATGCTCGCTCTTTCAGTAAACAAGTACAACTCCGAACTCTCCTTTTCTTGTTTTTAGTAGTCAACAGGCTTCCGCGTACTGTTTTTATGTTTCCGCAATCGCATTGACACACCCAATAAACTTCTTTACGATTTGATTCTGCACGCTTTATAACTGTTAATCTACCAAATCTCCTACCTGACAAATCAATCAATTGTGGCATATAATTTTCCTCTTTTTCGTCTTCTTCAAATTCCAATTTTCACGTTTTATACGTCTATTTTCGTTTTGCAATTTCAAAATAATATCCTGTTGGTCGTTGATGATTTCTCCGAGTTCTCGGCCAAGATGCATATACTCAGCTCGCCAGTTGTCGATTTCTTCGTGTAGCTCCTGAATCATATCTCATCCCCTACATATCGACGTCGACCGCATCCGATATCCACATACTCGCTTGGGTCAAGTTCTTCTCGTTCTTCATGCGGTTGCATCATATCTCTGTCATAATCAAACATGAGCATACACCTTTCCAAGTTCCAGCACTCGCTTCACATATCTAGCCTTTGATGTTAGCCCAAGATCTAGCAATTCGTTTTTTTCTTCATGATTGGCCAAAAGCCACACACGGTTTTCAAGTTCAATTCTAGTCATCTTCCTTCTCCACTTCTTTATCTTCGTTGGTTTCAACTGTGATTTCTAGTCTTGTCATAGCTTCGTCTACTGACTTGTCGTCTAGGATATCCTTGAGCATGTGACTCATATCATGAAACGATTTAGCTTTGGCTCTGCCCTTTTCGCTATCAGGAACCAAACCGAGGTCTTGCATAAGTAGGAATGCTACGCTTGCGTCGTGCATTGCTTTCTGAAGTTGTTTTATTTTCTTGATTGTACGAATTGCTTTAAACATATTGTTCTCCTTTTTCGATTTGTTCTTTCTCTTTGTAGATTGCCAATTGTTGTTTCAGGTCATAGATTTCTTGCTTGCTGGCAAAGTGACTTTGCTGTTCTTTGATAAGATCATTCATAAGCTCTACCGCGACCACTCTCCAGTCAAGGCTCACTTCATGGATGATGCCCTCAAGACCGAGTTTTAACTTAGTAAATAATTTCATTAAGCCACATCCTCCTCGTTAGATCGCTTGTTCATGCCTAGAATGATGTCATAGTACGAATGACCAGCAGGGATAACATATCCTGTTAAGTCTTCAACGACCGAACCATCTGCCATGATGTTTACAATTCTTGGTTTCCATTGCTCTTTTTTATTTTTCATGTTATAATTTCCTTGAATAATTTTGTTGAGCGCCTGATTGCCGTCAGGTGCTTTTTGTTGTCTTCTAGACTGTCTTACTTTCCAGCGCCCTGAGTTCAATCTCATGGCTGACTTGTTCCAATAGCTTCTCACACGCTATTTTAGCTTCTCTGTACGTTTTGTTTTCGCTGATGAAATAATCAGCAAGTTCAATGATTTTATCTTCCATTCAACATCCTATATCAGTCTCAAGGCTGATGTAATATCCTCCTAAATTGCTATAATCATTCTTGACTAGGACCTCTCACCGTTTTAGTCAAAATTCCAATAGAAAGGAGATTTAAATATGTCTTTTGATAAAAATATAGCTGATAAGATTCTAGAGTTTGCTAAGCTGGAACCGACTGCCCCAGTAGGTACTGCTCATGAGTTTCATTCCGAAGGATTTGATCAAGATGATTTTAGAGATACCGCTAAGAAACTAATCTCAACTGGTCAAATAACAGCAAATCTCGAAGATGATTTCTCAGGCTTCTATATCACTTTCAGATTGTAAACTCTGAATTTCAGCAATCACTATCTCATCGATTTCAATAACATTTGGAAACGCTGTGATAGTGATTTTTGGTTTTCCGCTCGCAGGCATTTCTAATTTAAAATCAGTAACGCCACGACCAAGCTCCCAGTCATTGATTTTTACTGAATAACCTGAAGAATTAAGAGATTGACCCTCAGTAGGTTCTTGCTTGGGTTTAATACTTAGTTTTAATTGCTTCACGTTTGCTCCTTTCCCATTTTTGCAAAGTCCTAAAATTGAAATTCCTCTCTTTTATTTATTAAGAGAAGTGGTAGTTTGTTGTAAGTTAGTATTTATTACTAAGTTAGTGCCGTTAGGCTTAGATTATTGTATAGTTAGTTATTATTATTTATTAGTTATTATTAGTGTCGGATTTTTCAACTTTTGAACTTTTCAACTTTGTAAAATTCAACTTTTGAACTTTTCAACTTTGTAAATTCAGTAAGTTGTAAATAAACCCTTTTACTATTCTGTGGATAACTCTTTTTCAAGATTGCTTACCCAATACTCCCAATAACTATCTGAAATTGGTACATCTTGAACTAAAGGAAAATTCTGGATACCTTTACCACGACCAAAGCTCTTGCGATAGATACGGATATAACCAGCCTCTTTTAACTCATCAAAAGCTGCCCTGTGGGCGTCACGCCCATTCCTGGAGCGTTTGGAAAGTTCATCGATATAAGGGCGCCATGTATCCTTATTAGACATCAGTACCAATAGCAACCCTTTAGCTTGTAAGCTCAGATTTGAGTTTTGAGCTGAGTGGTTGTTCAGTTGAGTGTAGTTCTCGTTGGTATTCCTGATTATGTACTGCATACCTCATATTTAAGCCCCTTTCTGTAACCTTGCTTGCACATTCATCTTCCTCCTTTTCAAATGTGGTATAATCAAAATAAAAACGATTGGAGAGTAATTATGTCATCGTTAAAAAGTCAAGATATTGAATTGATTTGTCAGGTTCTATGTAATGAAATAACAGGTAGTCAAATCACCACCATGTTAACTACTCTTGGTTTGCCCGTAGGAGATACAACATATACTAAATGGCGCAGACTAAGCGCTATCTTGATTGCTGCTTGTTCCCAACAAAGGAGCCTACGTCCAATCTTCGACTCAGTTGAGTATATCTGTGTTCCGAGTAAATATATTGACGCACCAGAAAATTGGGAAATTCTCAAGAAAAATATAAATAAAACGCTGATTTTTAGAGGTTTTGAACTTGACGATTCTGGAAAAGTTCAAAAAATAACAAAAGTCCAAACATTCAAAGATGCTAAGTTGCGACTCCAAACCCTTGAAGAACGATTGAAAGACAGCGACATACACCCTCTCGTTTCAAAATATTGCTCCAAAGAATTACTACAAGAAAACTATTTCCATGCAATCTTAGAGGCTAGCAAGGGAATATTTTATCGGATAAGAGAAATGACAGGCTCTACATTAGATTCTGGAAAACTTATCGAAGAATGCTTCAAAAAGAACAATCCCGTTATTGTCATAAATGGCAATAAATTACAATCTGATGAAGAACTAAGCGCTTATCAAGGTTTAAAGCACCTACTTTTATCCATAGCACAGTTATACCGAAACACAAACGCTCATAGTTTAAAACTTTATAATCCTAACGATTTAAACGATGCCATAACCGCTCTAACTCTTATGTCCCTCGCTCAC